GTATTTGACCCATTCAATCTTAGATACCTTATCTGGAACAGACATTAATACTGGTTTATCGACATCTGTAGATGCTGTTAACTGAAATAATTCTGTATGTACTTTCAGATTGCTTCTAGCAATGATGTTGAAGTAAGTTCTTCGAACAATAGAAGCAACCTGAAGAGATTCTGTAGTATCCCCAATACTATTAACTTCATCACTATTAAGAGATGAAAGAATCTCTTGTACAAGATCTAGAAGCGTTTGCTTCATTTAATTAGTCCTTACGAGAATGATCTAAAGCCTTTTCAACTGCAGGAGATGTTAGAGTTGCAACCTTTTCACTCTTAGAAATATTAGACAGGAAACCCGTAACTACTGTGCCTAACGAGAGTCCAGTAGCAGCCGCAATTCCTGAAATAACTTCAGGTGTAAAGTAAAGGCCAAGGAAAGGAATCTTAGCGACAATCATGGTGGCAACAGAGCCGATAGCGGCAGCCGTAGCAGCACGAACCCATCCACCAATCTTCTCAGGATTGATAAAGGAAAAGATAACATTAAGTGGGAATGGAAGAGAAGACATTTGTACCTCTTGGGTTTGGGGTTGAATAGGAGTTAAGAACAGTTTCTTTTCAGCTTCTCGTCTACGAACAAGACCTGGAATAGGTCCAGGACCTATTTGCTTTGCTTTATTCCAAAGCAGTAGACGTTCGGCAGCCATGGAATAATTACCTTCGTTCAGATACCGAAGAACTGAAGATCTCCCTAAAGCTCCAGTGTTAAAATGAAATGAGACAAGAGCATCAAACTGATTTTGATTTAATGGAACTTTGACAAGGCGTTCAACATCTTTTTCAACAGATGTTAGATCTGTCGCCAAGATCTCTTCAGCTTGCTCTTTAGTAATTTTCATACCTGGAAAAACTTTAGGTTCTCCAGCAGAGCTAGTGTGTCCGTAGCCAATGGTGAGAACACCTCTGAAAGTTTCCCCTACATCAATTTTACGATCATTAGCATCATCATAAGATTGAAGAATACATCCTTCAAACTCCGTAATAAGATTTAAGCCATTTTTACTTGTTTTCATCATGACACCGGTTGAATGAATATAGTGAAAGTTCCAGTAGCAGCAGAGCCTTGAGGCGTTCCTACTCTAAAGTATATAGTTGTTTGATTATGAGATTGTGTGTTCTGATTTGCAGGAGTAACAAGCATCATGTTGTTATTAGTGTCTTCAGCACTAGCAGTAACGGTGATTGCTGTGCCTGCTGCAACTAGAGCAGTACCTCCACCCCCGGTTGCCGTAAACACTCCGAAAGTAGCTGTTGAGATGCTTGCAGATGCTCCTGAGATAGTAGCAAATCCCCAACGCCATCGAGTAAATCCAGTTGGTAATGTAAATGATATAGCAGTATCTGTTGCTCCTACGTTGAAATCAACAACACCTTTAATAGCAACAAAGCCTTGGGCAAGTAATGTCTGGGTCTGTGCTACACTTAGATCTGAAGCATTTGCTGTACTTCCAGTATTGTTACCTTTAATAGTATTGCCAGCCATTTGAGATAACTTAGCATTACTGACAGTATTCGCAACCAATTGCGAAGCGTCTATGGTCTTGTTAGTAAGAGTATCTGTAGTAGCCTTGCCTACAAGAGTATCTGTGGCAGCGGGAAGAGTTAAGGTCCCTGAAGCTACGGCAGTAGCATCAAGAATAGTAGAACCACTTGTAGTTCCGGCAATCTTCAGTCTTCCAACAGCTCCTGCTGAACCGAAGGTTTTGACACCAGTTACAGTTTCAGTGTTTCCCAACGTCATGGCTGTCCCAGAAGTTGCGGGACCAGTAAACGTCACTCCATCTGGAATAGTAAGAGTGGCATTAGAAGCTGGAGCAGTGACTGCAACTTTATTCATTGATGTAGCTGTAAAAGCTCCAAGAACTGGATTAGTTGCCAATACAATAGAGCCTGTTCCAGTAAATGAATTTACTGTCGTTCCATTAAGAGCGAGAGAAGGTGTAGTGACGCTAGTAGTAAAATTAGGATTCTGAACAGTAGCGACAGATACTGTATCAACTCCCGATAGAGATATGTTGGCTCCTGCCGTCATCGAAGCTGAAACAGGTTGCCAGGAAACATCATAACTTGTGTTACTATTTTTTTGAAGAACGTTGTGTATATTTCCACCGGCAGGAATGTTAGTGACTGTGCCTCCCCCGACAAAAGAATTAAGATCTGCGTATCTCAGCGCAGAAGATGCAGTCATAGGTTGAGGAAGATTCAGAATTTGCTGAGAGTTCATATCTAAAGAAGTGGACATCGTATTCGGGGATGTTCCATCTCTAGATAGAGTATTCTCCATAGCAGTTTCAATAGCTGCCCAGTTATTGTTTATTGTCGTTTGAGCAGTTGTAGTATCAACCAAACTTCCAACATCTGAAAGAGTTAACTTAGACATTAAACATTTCCTGTAATTGTTTTGTTGACACCGGTCCCATTATCTGTAACCCCAGCGCCAGCTCCATTTACAATGTTATTTACAATATTGTAACGATTACTTGTTCCGGCTTGAACTAAAACAGCATTGCTACTATTAGCTCCCCATTTTGCGGAAGAACCTAAGCAATTACTCGCAACGATGAATTTGTTTACATTTGGATTGATTAGAACTCCGTAGACAAATCCGTGAATGTTATTATTTACAATGGAATTGTTTGTTCCAGATCCAATAGCAATGCCGGCCGTCATCCCTCCACTGCCAAATATCCAATTACCAGTAACCATTGCATCTCCGTCCCAGCCAGTTTCAAAGCTGACTCCAGACGCTCCGGTTACCAATCCTCCTGAAACTTCGTTTCCAGAGAACATTAGGCCAGAACCTGCTTGACATCGCATATTGCTCAGCATCGCTTGGCTTAAAACTGAATTGGTGATCGTAAAAGCAAAAGGGGCTGCACCAAGCCCAAAGTTTGTCATTCCGATAGCTCCAGAAGCATAGCATCCAGTAAAATCACAATGAGTTACGTGACCTTCTGAAGACCCTGTATCATTCAATAGCCCATAATACAATGTCGGACAAACAAGCAGCCATTCGGCACTACCATCCGTAATTGTAGTAAAATAATTTTGAAGAGTTGGCGCGACACCTCCACTTGTACCGGATTTAGAGCACTGAATATAGAAGCCGCCTGTAGAAACAACTTGTCCTAATGAATAAGGAGTTCCATTAGCCCAAGCTGAAGTCGTTAAACCTGGACTAGGAAGAGCAACAGGCCACTGATGATCTAAAGAACATCTTTCCATCCACAGTGCAATACTCTTATTCCAAAGACATGCATTTGCCCCAAATCCAAATGAAATGAAACTGTCGATAATACTTGTGTCAACTCCATCATTCATCAAAGGCGTATAGCCGAAAACGATGTAACAGTCTTTAATTTTGACATTCACACAAGTACTTTTAATATGTAGACACTGAGCATTTCCATTTCCTGCGGAGGCAATGCCACTCCCAAGCAGAAACAGACCAGTAACAGTATGGCCTCCACTGTTAAGTTCAAGAAGCTTTATAACCGAAGTTCCTGCAGTAATAGAAGAAGTTAAATAGCCTTCCCCCCGAAGATGAACATTACCAACAGAGTTAACGATTAACCCTGTATTGATTTTATAAACTCCGATCGGAAAGAACAGTGTGCCTCCATTCCTTGCGATAACGTAATTGATACCTGTTTGAATAGCCGTGTAATCATCTGCAACACCATTTCCAACAGCTCCGAACTGACGGACATTCGGTGTTTCTGTGCTCAAAGCCCACCATTGCCCATCTGCAGATTGAAAACCTCCGTTTGTGCTTCCTGCGGCTCTGACGTATTCAGCGCTTCCGCGATCTCCATTCGAGTAGAATCCCGAAGTCTTAAGAACATTCACTCCAGCGTCAATTGTAGCTGCAGCGGCTGCAGCACGACTTGTATAGGTTGAAACAGAAGATCCTGTCGCACTACTGATTCCCAGTAGATTTCTAGCAACTGCAATTGTTGAGGCGTTTACTACAGGCTGCATTGCAGCGGATACAGGAACACCTGTAGTCACAAGACCATTAGGCACCTGTGTTGAAGCTAAGATGCTGTTTAATTGCGAAAGAGTTATCGGTTCTCCACCACTGATCGCATTAATTAGATTTATAATTCTATTTGAATTCATATCAAGAGAGGCACCCATCGTATTAGGAGTGGTGCCATCTCTAGACAAAGTTTTTTCAATGGCTGTAGTTAACGCTGAATTGTTAGCGTTAATCGTCGTAACTGCAGTATTTTCGTTTTGAAGATTAGATAAGTTATTCAGCGTTACTTTAGACATTTGTTTCCTTTAGGTAGTAGAGAATGGAGTCGCTTCAGTGCCAGAAGCACGGACGAAACCAGAGACAGTCCACGTGTTTGCTTTAGAGCAAGTGACATGAAGCAGTGTGCCAACAAGTCCACCTGTGGTAGTTCCATTCATCGAGAAGTTATCGTGAGTAGAACCGTCACCAGTAAAGACAGCCGAAGCAACAGCAGCATCTTGAAGACTGTTAATAGTGCCATCGAAGAACTCAGTTCCCTGAGTAGCTGTTGACAGCTTATAAGCATTGGAAGTCACAGAAGTGACAACAATGAAATCGAAAGAAAGACCAACAACGGCCGCAGGCATTGTAATCACAACACCGTCCGCTTTATCCAGATACACTTGTGCACCAGAATCAGCAGCAGTCAGTGTCCTTGTCGCTCCAGTAGTATGTCGAATAACCACTGGGTTATACGGCACCTGTCCACTGGAATTAGCAACAACTGCCTTACTCGCCACGACACCTGAGGTTGCACTGACAGTATCAAGCAGAGACAACTCCGTGCTTGACAGCGAAGTACCAGCTTGACCTGGACGAGTAGCACCAACAGCCAGGCTTTCTACGATTAAATTATTGCCGCCCAAATCAATATTGGTAGCCATATAATTCTCCTAGTTGTGCAATTTCTACTTGAAATTGACACGTTAAATGAGGAGGCCAGGGAATCCCAACCTCCTCAAATTTCATTACGGCACGTAGTACCGAATCTTGACGCGAATGACACCTGCGGTGAAAGCCGTAGCTGTCGTCCGACTGCAAGTAACGTAACCGACGTTAGATGTAGTCGTGCCAAGAAGTGCTCCTGCCGAAGCAGCCCCGACATCAGCATCAGACTGGAAAACGTTCCGTTCGCCAGCGGCATTCATCTTAGCGGTCGTAAAGGCGTCCAGAAGACCGTTGAAATCGATCTCCGTAGAACGGTCTGTACGAACCAAGCCAAGATCAATGGCCGTCCCAGTAGCTGCAGCAGTCGTAGTAAGAACTTCGATTGCTGAAATACGTGCGCCAGAGGGGAAGAAGACCTGATCAGAAACCGGTGTCTCTGATTCAGTCAGTTCAGAAAGAGTAATCTTAAATTCGATTTCTCTCTCAAGCCCAACGTTCACATACTCACCACCCTTATTAGGAGTGGTCTTGTCTGTACCGTACTTGATATAGAGGCCGTCATTATTGTTCCAAGAACCCATGATATACCTCCTTCTTAGACAACTTGATCATTGTCAGTCAAGACAATAACCATATTTTCAGGACGATACAGCTTGAAGTCATACTCAGTAATAGTCAGATACTCGTCTTGCTGAAGGTCTTGATTGAACTTCGAATGGACGGTTGGCATCTGCCGGAAGCAACCGATGATTGGCATCGTGTCTCCGGGAGTTGCTGAGAAGAACATATTCGCAACAGCAGTCGTAGTCGTACGTCCAGAGATCGTCTCAGCAATAGCGCCAGGAAGATAGTTGGACTCATAGACATCAAATCCAGCCAGGTTGAACATGAAACGATAACCTGTAGAAGTGATGCTATTCTTCAGAACGCCCTGCCAAGCTGGATCGGGAGTCAAAAGATTAACCACGTTAGTCTGTGTCTGCAGTGCATACGTCACTGAAGGATCGACAACCGCGCACAGATTAGTCAGAGGGACGTTTGCCTTTTTAAGAGCATAACGAGCCTTGAAGAAATCTGTAACTGAGATTGTCTCATTGGTGCCGCCGCCCACCCAACGGTGGTCAGCGCCATTGATTTGATTAGTGCTACTGGCCGTTTGTCCAGCATTTCCGCGGGAAAGAATACGAGCTTCCACAGCTTCCATGATCGCACGATGCTGACGCGGCACAAAGGCAGCGATCACATCAGACGAGTAGTAGCTATCTCGCTTGAACTTAGCGGAAATAGAGTTAGCAGAAACCTTGTACTGCGAGATGGTAAAGGTGAAGTTACCAGTATCCATCTTGTTGTACTTGACAGCTTGACCTTCCACGAAGTCAGCAGTCTCTGCCTCACCAATGCTTGGGATGTTGATGGTCGTACCATCCGGGAAATCTTCAAGCATACGAACAAACTTCATGGCCTGAAGATCATCCAAAAGCAGTTCTTTTAACTGGCGAGACCAGAGATTACTGCGAATCAGATGTTCGTTAGTAGCGACTGTAAAGCCACTTAACGCCATTTAGTTTTCTCCTAAAATCTATTAAAATCTCCGTCTGCAAAATCTTCACCAAGAGCAATAGCGTCTTGTTGCATTTGCACAGAGATTTTAGGATCATAATAAAGATTAGGATTAGTCTGTTTCATTTTCTGATAATAAGACCAAGTACGCTTCTCTGGCAGCTTAGGCGTAAAGCCCATGTTGTTACGAGGAGGAGTTTGGAAATTCTCAGTAGATTTGGTTGCGTCTAATCCAAATGTCTTAATAAAGGCAGATGGATGTTTACGTGCCATATCGTTAACGAATTCTTTAGACAGTCCTAAATCTTCGGTTTGTTTGTTAAGGTAGAGTTGGTAATCGTTACCATAAACTTCCTTAAGTTTGTTTGTAACTAGATTGAAGTTTTCTCGTTCTTTTCTCTGGGTCTCTACTTGAGAAATCTTATTCGAGACAAGTGATTCAATCTGATCTAAACTAGGCGTTTGGACTTCTTTCGCTGGGGGTGTTTCGCTACTGGTAAGTTGCTGGGTTTTGTTATTCATTTGGTCAATCAATTCTTCCAGCTTAGCTCTAGCTTTATTTTCTTCACTGACCTTAAGATAGTCAGTACGCATTTCATCGAGCTTACGCTCTAGAATTTTCACATAAGAGTCTGCTAAGAATTTTCCCTTAGCAAGATCTTCTGCTGTCTTAAACTTCTTACCATCTCCGACAAGGTCTTCGAGATAGTTCTTACTTTCATCGATTTGTGGTTGGTCGTTCACTGACTCGGTGAAAAGATCATTCATATTCATTTATTCCTTCTGTTGGTCCAGATCGATTAGTTTCTTTACAAAGGCAAGACCAGCACGATAACCATTCTTATGTGCTTGTCTATACGCCCAATTATTCTGATCATAGTTCTTTGGGTCAATTTCAGATCTATCTAACGTCGCTTCTTCTTCGTTTAGAAGTTGAATAACTCGATCTAGAACATCTTTGGAACTAATGATTTGATTCTTAAAACTCTGTATTTCGTCAGCAGTCCGTAGATTTTTGGTCCATGCTACATACATTACTGTTGTACCTCTTCTGATGGAACACCTGCCATGGGATTCTCAGGCATACCTGCCGCACTTAGGTCAAAGTCATTGCCGATGCCTGTTGCAGTTCCAGCAGCAGAGTGGATTTGCTCTTGTAGAGCATTAACGTATTTCTGTGCTTCAGCTTGTTCAGTTAATCCTGCAAATGGTAAAATCATACCGTAGTCCTCTAAGTTAAAGATATTTTCAAAGAGTTTAGACAGCCTAATACCTGAGACATGTGGCTGAATAATTGGCCACAAGTTGGACTGTGCAAGACTTGTTAAGTTCTGAACTAACTGTGCCTGTTCTGCAAAATGTCTAGCAGCTACAGGTTTGATCCTTCCAATTCCAGTGATGTCTTCAACAGACAAATTCTGGAATGCAACTAAATTGAACTCATTGTTAAATACTTGAATTGAGGTAACGCCGGTCATATTACGTCTAGCCAATTCAAGCATAGCATTAAGAATAGGTTCCATAATCTGTTCTTCGAACTGTTTGATCTTGTTCTGGAACAGACGTGCAGAAGCGTTTTCGAGGGATTGAACTTCGTACTTTGTCTTTTCCCCAGGGGTCCTGAAACCCATGGCTTCTCTAGGCGCTCCTGCCATTTCTTCCATAGTACGCTGGTGCGTCTGTATTTCGAAATTCACGTTAGCTAATTGAGTGTCTGGAGTGACAAGCTCAACATCACCTTCTTCACCGACGAAGATCTTTTCTCCTGGTCTCCAGATAAAGTCCTCGACAAATCCTTTAACTTTCTGAACCGGAACTGTACCTAAATCAACAACGTCTGCTCTCATGTTCTCGACATGATCAAGACGATACTGCATTCCTACTAGATTTGCTAATGGCCCCATGCCCCACAGATTGTCTTGACGCTTACGCCAAGGAACATGGAAGAACGGAGGGTATCCGAAGAACGAAGGATTAGGCTTCTTATCAATTAGTTTATGTCTATCTACGACAGTAATGACGTGGTTCTTTAAGAACACGTCTTCATCTGAATCGTACATATCTCCGTAGAATGTAAGAACTTCTACCAGATCTGAGACAAGATAATCTCGGTAAGATCCGAAACCATCCATTTGGTACAGACGATCTCTTTCAACAAAGTCACCTTGAAACTCTCTAGCACCATGTCTGAGATCTTTCAGGTAGTTGAACAGCTTCTCGTAAGTATCTCTATTCTCATCGTTAGACATACGCTCTAACATCTCTTTAAGTTCTCCTAAAGAGATAATAGATCGGATTATCTTTGGAGTAGCTTGAAAGTTCTCGGCTGTCGGATTGAAGACAATATCATATGGACTAATACGTCTAACAGACGGTCCTATATAACCTACTTGGGTAACTCCATCTTTCAATAAGACACGTTGATCCGTCCACTCAACAGTAACAAAACAATTGCCTGTCTGAATGTAATCTAGAAGGACTTTATCGATTTCATGTTTAAATGAAGGTTGGGAGATAGTCCATTGCATATAGTTTGTAATGGCATCTCTCTTACGAGGCTGATTAGAATCCTCTTCATTAGCTTCCCAGATTAACCACTTACGTTGTGGGAACATTGTAGCTGTATAGTTAGCATACAAGTTATCCATAATCTGACAGAGCTTTGGAATAGTCGTCTTGTTCTTCCAAGGATTCTGACTGTTTGTTGTCTGAGTTGTATCCGTAGCATAGACGTATCTACGAACTTCATCAGTATCGTTTTTCCAGATTTGTCTAAGTGTATCCCACTCAATCCATTTATCTGTAATGTTTGTAGCCAGTCTATCTGGTTCTAGAATATCTTCTAACTGTAAAACTTTACCAGTCAACTAGATTACGCCTCCGAAGCGATTGTTAAATTGAAATGTATGTGTCATGTCTTTCTTCATGTTGAATAAGTTGACGGGAGCTACTGCTAGAT